GGAACAGGAGGCGACAACGCAGCCATACAAGTTATGAATGTGTCAACTATGACGCAAGTAGGAGAATGGGCACACAATAGAACACCAGTAGAAGGCCAAATGCGAATGTTAATGGAAATGTTAACATACTTACAAAACAATGGTTGTAAAAATTTATATTGGACAGTAGAGAATAATACTATTGGCGAAGCAGCACTTGTTGTTATCAGAGACACAGGTGAAGAAAACTTCCCCGGTGAATTCTTGCACGATCCTAAAAAGGTTGCAGGTAAACGTGGACGTAAAGGTTTCCACACAGGGCATAGAAGCAAAATGGAAGCCTGTTTAAACTTCAAACGTTTGCTAGAACAAGATAGGATACATATTAAGAGTAAAGCACTTGTGAGTGAGCTAAAAAACTTTGTGTCTAGGGGCAATAGTTTTAAAGCAAAGCCAGGTGAGATGGATGACTTAGTTATGGCTATGATGCTTAATGTTAGGATGATTAATTATATTAGCACATTCGAAGATGCTGTTTATGATGTTGTTAATAGTGGTATTGTAGACACTGACGACTACGATGACGATGATGCTCCACTACCAGTTGGATTTCTTTAAATAGATAAATAGTATTATGAGCGTAAATATAGCAGCAACAGCAGAAAAAGTATTTAATATACTTAAAGGATTTGGCTTCGGCGTAGATAGTTTTTCAGCCGATGGCAAACAGGTAATTGACCCAACTCGAGCAACACGTTTCGTTGTAACAGATCCTAATATTTTAGTTAGAATTGATTACCAAACTGAAACAGTTATATTAAATACAAGCGAAGATCTTGCTGATCATAAAGTAAGAACAATGTTAAAAGACATTGCTCATGACTACTTAATGAAATTTGACTATAAAGTGTTTGGTAAAAAAATAAAAGCCAGAGGGGAAAGTCAAGATATTGCTCACCAAACGGAGAAAGACATGGCAGATATTAAAGAAGGCTTCGACACAATGTCAGGGTCTAGCAAAACAAGTTATCAATCTTTAGACAATGTAAAGATTGTTGTTAAACATAAGAAAGCAGTTAATGAAGAAGTGCGTGGTTCTAGAAGCAGAAACATACACAGTATCTTTATACAACGCGGAGATGAAAGATTTAAACTACCTGAGAACAATTTAGCAATGGCTAGAGCAATGGCTCGTCATGTGCAGAAAGGTGGCGAAGTATTTGATGAGAATGCTACTAGCATTATTGAAATGGCACAAGACCTCAAGAAGCTCAGAGAATTTGTTAACTATGTAAGAACAGCAAAAATCATGAATGAAGATAATGCAGAGTATGTTCAACTAGCAGTAGAGAACATTGAAAACATTAAAAACACATTTAAGAAATTAAGTGGTGCTAAAACATACGAATCAACTATTGAAAACTTAACAACTACATCAATTGAACTTTCAGAAGATGATGATGCTGATCTAAGAGATAAATTTACAGTATCACATTTTGATGATAAGGTAGGTAATGTATTAGGACAACTAAAATCATTATCTCTTAAGAAAACTGCATTTGAAAGTTACATTACAAAAGCAGTAGCAAATGAATCATTTGCTAATCTAAAAGATCTATTAAGAGAAAATGACTTAGTAGACTTTGCAACACCAGAAGCAAGACTAGGACATCAAGTTAATCAGTTAAGTTTTTCTGCAAATGACAGCAAACTATCTGCATACTTACAAGGTGTTAGTAAGAAGATTACTAGTGGCGGACAACTTAACCAATTTGAATACGGTACTATTAAAAGTTGTTTACTTGGGGCAAACACAAATACGCCTACTGTAAATAACACTGTAGACTTAGGTGAAGATTACGCAACCTTCCTAGAACAATACGATATATTATAATAAGAAACGCTGTGAAGCGTCACTTAGTGTAGAGTAAGTCCACATCACTTTTAGTGATAAACAAGCAATAGACTTGTTTCCTAGAGTAGAATACCATTTTAAACCCGCCTAGTGCGGGTTTTTTGCTAAATAAACATGTTAAAGAAAAATGTGTCAACATAATTTAAAAAAACGGTTGACTTTCTTTATCTAGGCATTTATAATAAACCTGTTATCCGCATGTTGTAGATAACAAACATGGCAAACATGGCAAACATTTTAGGAGAAATATCATGGCCTCATTAGCAGAAATTAGAGCAAAGCTCTCAGCAATGGAATCGAAAGGTTCTAATCAATCGTCGCAACAAAGCGACAACGCAATTTACCCACACTGGAATATCGACGAAGGAACAAGTGCAACACTTAGGTTTTTACCTGATGCTGACACCTCAAACGACTTCTTCTGGGTAGAGCGACAAATGATTCGTTTAACATTCCCAGGAGTATTAGGCGGAGAAAACAAACCAGTAACTGTACAAGTACCTTGTGGTGAAATGTACGGAGAAGTTTGTCCAGTATTAACTGAGGTTCGTCCTTGGTTTAAAGATCCGTCTTTAGAAGACATGGGTCGTAAGTATTGGAAAAAGCGTTCATATATCTTTAACGGATTCGTTACTGATAATCCATTGAACGAACAAGCACCAGAAAACCCAATTCGTAGATTTGTAATTTCACCTCAAATCTTCAACATTATTAAGTCATCTTTGATGGACCCGGATATGGAAAACATTCCTACAGATTACCTTAACGGTACTGACTTCCGTGTTAGTAAAACAACCAAAGGACAATATGCTGACTACAGTACTTCTAAATGGGCTCGTAAAGAGAGTTCATTAAATGAAACTCAACTAGCAAGTATTGATACAAACGGTTTGTTTAATCTTAAAGATTACTTACCTGCACAACCTACAGCAGATCACTACACTGCAATCAGTGAAATGTTCGCGGCATCAGTAGATGGCGAACTGTATGATCCTGCAAGATGGGGTAACTTCTACAAGCCATATGGCGTTGAAGTTCCTGCAAATGCACCAGCACCTGGTTTACAAGCAACTACAGCACCTGCACAAACAGCAGCACCAGTAGCGGCTCCAGTTGCACCAGTTGCACCAGCAGTAGCTCAAACAGCGGCTCCAGTAGTAGAAACAGCAGCACCAGTTGCACCACCAGTTGACCCAACACCTGCTCCGGTAGCGGCAGAGCCAGCAACGGCTCCAGCTAGTAATGCAAGTGCTGATGACATTCTAAATATGATTAGAAACCGTCAAGGTTAATAGGAGACATCATGCAGAAACCATTTGACTTAACAAAGTTCAGGACGTCTGTCACTAAATCCATCAGTGGAATTAGTGCAGGCTTCCATGATCCTAAAGATTGGATCAGTACAGGAAATCACACACTTAACTATTTAATTAGTGGAGACTTCGGACGAGGTATTCCATTAGGAAAAGTTAGTGTTTTTGCAGGCGAGTCGGGCTCAGGTAAAAGTTTTATCTGTTCCGGTAACATTGTGAAGGCAGCTCAGGATCAAGGATGCCAAGTTGTATTATTTGATTCAGAGAACGCACTTGATGAAGATTGGCTACAAGCATTAGATGTAGATACTACTCCAGAAAAACTTCTGAAGATTAGTGTTAGCATGATTGATGATGTTGCTAAAACATTAAGTGACTTTATGAAAGACTATAAAAGTAACTACGGTGATTTAGAGTATGACGAAATGCCTAAATTGTTATTTGTTATTGATAGTTTAGGAATGTTACTTACACCAACAGACGTAGCACAATTCGAAAAAGGTGACATGAAAGGTGATATGGGTAGAAAACCCAAAGCCCTAACTGCCCTAGTGCGTAACATGGTTAACCAAATTGCACCATTCCCAGTAGGTATTGTTGCAACTAACCACACATACGCATCGCAAGATATGTTTGACCCAGATGATAAAATTAGCGGTGGTCAAGGCTTTATCTATGCAAGTAGTATTGTTGTTGCTATGCGTAAACTAAAACTTAAAGAAGACTTAGACGGAAATAAAGTTTCTACAGTGCAAGGTATTCGTGCCGCATGTAAAGTTATGAAATCGAGATACAGTAAACCTTTTGAAGGTGTGCAGATTAAGATTCCATACGAAAGCGGAATGGACCCATACAGTGGTCTAGTAGAAATGCTAGAACAGAAAAATCTACTTACTAAAGTTGGTAACAAACTATCTTATATTTCCCCTGTAACAGGTGAGGAAATCAAAGAGTTTAGGAAAGGTTGGACAAGCGACAAGTTACAAATCATTATCGATGAATGGGATAAAATTCCTGAAGTCCAAGATATTGATGAGGACATGATCGACGAACCAGATGTAATCGATCCTATGGAGGACGCAATCGATGAATCATGATGTTAGTTTTTTACACGAGCTATGGGATAGTGCAAAGCACTTTATCCCTAAGAAAGACAAGTTGCAGGCCGCTGAAGTACTAGTCCGAGTTTTCGATGACCATGCAGACATTGGAGAAATCGAAGAAAGCATAAATGAATTTGATAGCCTAATGAGAGCAGCTATTGTGTCTCATTTTGAAATCAGTTCAGTAGATGCTGACGAAGATGACGAAGACGGGGATTGGGATTAAATGAGTACTTGGTATAATAAAGTTACATCAAACTTAGGCGACATCGTTGATGCTATTGCTTACTTTGAAAAAGAACTAGATAGTGCCAAGTACGAATGCCGAATCAAAGGAAGCCTGGAGAAAGCCAGTGCTTCCTTACCCGGTATCACCGAACATCGGTTTAATCAATTACAAGAGATCGAAGCAATCCTAGAACACTTAAATATTGCACTCCGAAAGGAGCGTAGTGTTGTGTTTAGAAAATTCTTCGAAACATATAACAGACAACTTACTAGTAGAGATGCTGAAAAGTATGTAGACGGTGAGCAATCAGTTATAGACTTAACCCACTTGGTTAATCAGTTTGCATTATTGCGTAACAAGTACTTAGGTATACTTAAAGGCTTGGACACTAAGCAATGGCAAATTGGACACATCACTAAACTGCGAACAGCAGGCATGGAAGATATCACAATAGACTAGACGTAAGTCATTGATTTATTTGTGATATTTTCGCTTGACTTCCCACACTTTTAACTGTATAATATACACATAAAGCAAAAAAGGATAAGAGAATATGTTACATTTTATAGCCGCATTAATACCACTTTACTTTGTGTATGCAATACTAAAGCAGTTATTTACGGCAGAAGATGGCGCATCATTCATTGGAACTTTGCTTGGTATTGTATTAGTTGTTTGGTTCTTTAACTTTTTATTAGGTTGACATCGGACCACTGATACTGTATAATAACTGTATTGTTTAAATTAATGCCTGTGGGAGGGCTAGATATGAGTAACTTTGTAAAGATAGAAAACGGCGTATACCGTAACCAACCGATCGAAGGAGTTTTTCCTTTGGTCAAGCCAACTCAACAAGGAAAGAAAGGATACTTTGTGACTGTAGATGCATCAGCATTATTAGGACCAGAGCGTACTTCAATCCGTGTTGTAGTACCAACACTAGCAAGTGTTGAACCTTTAGCAGACGCTGATGGTGAGAAACTTGTTGAAACTGCTCCAGAGTCTAAGGCTAAGCCTAAAGAAACTGAAGAGCAGGCAATGACTAGAATCAGAGAGCGTTTTGACATTCTAGACCAGATGACTGATGCTGTGGCAAACGGTGTTGTTAGAGGTCTTATTGTTAGTGGC